ATGAGGACAAAACGCACCCCTAAAAAAGCCAGCCGTATCGACTGGCATCCCGCCGATGTGGTGGCGGCCCTGCACAAACGCGGGCTGACGCTGCGCAAGCTGGCCGAGCAGCATGGCGTGAGCCCGAAGGCCGTCATCGGCGCACTGCGCGAGAGGCGGCTGCCGGCGGAGCGGCGCATCGCCGACGCGCTCGGCGTGCATCCGATGGTGATCTGGCCGTCGCGCTACAACGCCGACGGCTCGCGCCTACTGGTGGCGCGCGGGCAGCCCAGCCACAAGCGGAAGGCTACCACCGTGTGCGCCCACGTCAATGGCAACCTGAGGAGGGCGGCGTAGACATGATCAAACCCACACGGTTGCCTGAAGGGTGGTTCAACGCGACGCAGAGCGGCACCGCCAGCGCCTTTCGCGTGGCTAGTGCCCTTTCGCAGAAGGCTGCAGCGGAAATTCATAGCGCGCTCGATCGGCTTCTGGAAACGGGAGCTTCATTCGCAGAAGCCAAGTCAGCGCTAACCCGACTCTTAGATCGCCTTCAGACAGAGGCGGGCCAGGGGGTAGGGTCATGAGCGGATTTCCTGCCGCCATGTTGGCCGCCGCCACCGCCAGCATCTGCAGGTGGCGTTCGAGAAGCACACGCCAGGCGCCGGGCGAGAGCCCCGTCCAGGCCTCGGCGGCATCGTCCGCCATCCGCCCGATGGCGGCGTCGGCTTCGGCCTCGAAGGCCGCGTCATACGGAAGGGTGCGGATCTCGTGGAGCCGCGCGCGGAACATGTCGTTGAGCGGCCACATGATCTCCATGTACCGCTCACCGGTGATGACTTGCTGCTTTTTCACGAGGGTTCTCCTGTGCGGGTGGTTTGTGGCTGGGGAGTCGCAATCATACCGCCGGGATGAACCCTCGCCCTATTGCGTGGGGTGGCTGTGAGGCGCGCGGCGGATCTGCTCACAGGCGACCTGTTCGAGGTGCCGGCGCCGCGCGCGGCGCTGCCGGGTGCCCTCGATGTCGGCCTTGCGCTGCGGCACCTACTCTCCAACCTGCTCAAGGCCAGCCCGCTGTCGCGTTACCAGGTGGCGGCGCGCATGTCCGAGCTGACCGGCAGCGACATCACCAAGAACCAGCTCGACGCCTGGACGGCTGAGAGCCGCGAAGCCTGGCGCTTCCCGCTGGAATACCTGCCGGCCTTCGAGTCGGCGGTGGAAACCCACGACGTGACGGCCTGGCTGGCCGACCTGCGCGGGGCGCGGCTTTCGGTCGGGCGCGAGGCGCTGGAGGCGCAGCTCGGGCGGATCACGCGGATGCGCGATGACCTGGCGCGGCAGGAGCGGGCGCTGAAGAAGCTGCTAGGGGAGGGTGAATCATGAGCGCGACGGCCGATTTCGCGGCAATCGCGGCGGCGCTGAAGGTGTCGCTGCAGGCGGTCAAGAAGCGCGCCATAAAGGAGTCCTGGCCCTACACCGAGATCCCACACCCTGGCCGAGCCAAGCGCCTTTTCCCTGTCTCCACCCTTCCCCCCGACGTGCGCAACGCGCTTCTGATGCACCGCGCCGCCGCGCTGCCCGCGCCGACTCTTGTCTCCTCCACCCCGGTTTCTTCAGCCGCCGGGGCTTTGCCCGCCATCGAGCGCCCCGAGCGATCGGCGGGCCTTTTTATTCCTGCGCTGGCCGCGCCAGACAGCGGCCAGCTTGATGTCGAGCGCGCCCGCGACCGCATTCTCGACTTCGTTGCCGCCTTCGCCGGCAGCGCGGCGCGCGCCATCGAACACCTCAACGCCCACCACTACGCGGGTACGCTGCCCGGCCCGCTGGCTTGGGGCTATGAGCATGCCTGGGACAAGCGCCGGAAGGATTCTCGCCTCAACCTCGACACCCTCAATAAGTGGAAGGCGGCGAAGAAGAAGCGCGGGCGCAGCGCGCCGCTCAAGGTGCTGCCCGATATGTCCGTCAAGCCCTGGTATGCGTTCGCGGTCGCCCTGCGGCAGCGCCCGCAAGGCAGCGAGTATTCATGGATTCATGAGCAGATCGAGGCGCAGTGGAACCCGGCCTGGGGCGATGTGCCGCCCAGCTACGACACGGTCTATCGCTTCTTCACCGACAAATTCAGCCAGATAGACCAACTCAAGGGGCGTTACACCGGGTCGGCGCTGCGCTCGCACAAGCATTGGTCGCCGCGCACAAATGCCGGCATGGCCCCCTGGCTGGAAGTGCATGCCGATGGCTGGAATACCCACTTCACCGCGCCGCACCCGATCACCGGAGAGTTTGTCACCTACGAAGTCTGGCACTTCCACGACGTCGCCACGCGCTTTGTAACGCCACCGGGCATCGGCCTGACGGAAACCTACGAGGTCATCACCGCCGGACTGGAGCGCTGCGTGCGCGTCGGCGGCATGATGGCTGTGCTGCAGACGGACAGCACCAAGGTGGTGAAGCGCAGCCCGCGCTTTACCACCGATCCGTGGGCTTCGCTGGCCGATCGTGCCGGCATTCATGTCGTGCATCCAAAGGAAGTCGGCAACTCGCAGGCCAATGGCATCTGCGAGAACTTCAACACCTACCTTGACCGCCGCTCGCGCGAACTGGCCACCTACCAGGGCAAGGGCATGGACAGCCTCTCACTCAAGCGCGTTAAAAAGCTCACCGAGAAGATGGTGAAGGCCGTCAAGGCAGGCGATCTGGTGGCGCGCGATCAATTCCGCCGCGAAGCCGAGAAAATGGGCAAGGGGCGCGTCTTCATGAGCGTCGGGGAGGCCGAAGACTGGATCAACCGCGTCGTTGATGAGTTCAATGACAAGCCGCATCGCAGCTTGCCGAAGATCACCTGCCCGGCCACTGGCAAACGTCGCCACCAGACGCCACGCGAATGCCTGCAAGAACACATCGACAATGGCTGGCTGCCGGTGGCGCTGGAAGAGCATCACCTGGTCGATCTGTTCCGGCCGCACGTGCGCTGCAAAGTAACCCGCGAGGCCATCAGCCCGGTGGGCAACGGCCAGCGTTACCACCACCCGGAGATCGGCGCCTGGAACGGCAAGGAAGTCATGGCTGCCATCGATCCGATGGACTGGCGCGCGGTGTGGGTCAAGTCGCTCGACGGCGCCTTCCTCTTCGTGGCCGATCTGGTCAAGGCCACCGGCTACCGTGCCCAAAGCCAGTACGAGATCGCCCAGAACAAGCGCGCCGATGCGCAGTTGAAGCGGCTGTCGAAGAAGGCCGAGGCGGTGCGTGCGCGCACCGGCACCATGATCGCCGCCCCGGTCAGCAGCCAGATCGTCCTCGGCGGCCGTGTCATCGACGCCGAGGCGCTCGCCGTCATAGCCGAACACCCGCCCGAAGCCCCCCGAGACCAACAGGACGCGCCAGAACACGCGGCGTCGGACACGACAGTTCGTCCCGGCATGGCTTCGGGCGCGGTGTCCCGCTCCGACCGCACCCCCGCCGAAAACTACGCCGACTGGCTCGCGCTCGATGCCGCGATCACCGCCGGCCAGGTCACCACCGAAGCCGATGCCCGCTGGCACCGGATGTACCCGAGTTCCGCGCAATACCGCGCCGAAGCGGGAAAGAGAAAGGCCGCTGCGTGACGCCATCACGCAACGGCCCGTTTGCTGCAACTACATAGGAGCTTCAAGAATGTCACAAACCGCACAGATTCACAACCTCGACCTGGTGCGCACCGCCGTGGAGCGGCTCAACGGCCGCGCCAACGGCCTGCCCGGCTTCGCCGCGCACTATGGCCCCGCCGGCTACGCCAAGACCACCAGCCTGCTCGCCGCCGCCAACAGCACCCGCGCCTACTACGTGCAAATGCGCAGCGCCTGGGGCCGCAAGGCCCTGCTGGAAAAAATCCTGGTCGAGATGGGCATGCGCCAGAACGGCACCATCCCGCAGATGCTCGACGCGATCTGCGCCCAGCTCGCCGCCAGCCGCCGTCCGCTGATGATCGACGAATTCGACCACTGCGTCGACAAGGGAAGGTCGATGGTCGAGCTAGTACGAGATATCTACGAAGGCAGCCAGAGCCCGATCATCATCGCCGGTGAGGAACTGCTGCCACAGAAGCTCAAGCGCTGGGAGCGCTTCCATAGCCGCGTGCTCTCCTGGGTGCCGGCGCAGCCGGTCAGCCTCCAGGACGCCAAGGCTCTTGCGCCGATCTACGCCGCCGGCATCAAGGTCGGCGAGGATCTGCTCGACCACCTGGTCAAGCTCTCCGGCGGCAGCGTCCGCCGCGTCTGCGTCAACCTCAACGGTATCGCCGAGAAGGCCGCTGTCGAGGGCTGGGAGCGCGTCGATCTGCGCGTCTGGGGCGACACCCCCATCTACACCGGCGAAGCGCCCCGGAGGGCCGCTTGATGGCACGTAAGCCCGCCCCTCTCGAACTGGCCGGCGGCAAGGGCCTGCGTCAGCGCGTTTGGGATCGCATCCGATCCTGGAAGGGTGACTTCGGCTTGGCCGACATCGTTATCGGCGCCGAATGCACCGCCACCGTCCGCGACTACACGATCGGCCTTGAACGGTCAGGCTTCATCGTCATCGTTCAGAAGCATTACTCCGGCGGGCACAACATCCCGAAGCGCTGGAAGCTGGCGCGCGACGCCGGAGCCGAGGCCCCGCGCGTGCGAAAGGATGGAACGTTTGTCACCCAGGGCCTTGCCCAGGAGCAAATGTGGCGGACGCTGCGCACGCTCAAGGGTGACACCAACGCCCGTGAGCTGGCCGCCCACGCCAGCACGCCGGAAATCCCAGTGCGCGAAATCGCCGCCAGCGACTACCTGCGCAACCTGCACCTTGCGCAGTACCTCGACTGCACCCGGCCCGGCAAGGGCACGGGTCGTGGGGGCATCCAGGCCCGCTACCGCCTGATCAGCAATACCGGACCCCGCCCCCCGATGGTCTGCCGTGCCGACGCCATCTATGACCCGAACCTCGGAAAGACGGTCTGGGTACGCCCCGTTACCGAAGAGGACGCCATTTATGCAAAGTGAAGCCGCTGTAACGCCAGCCCCCGACTGGCGCGCCATCCTTGCCCGCGAGGTCGATCTGCATCCGCGCGGCAAGGCTGGCGTCGCCGAGCGCCTCGGCGTTTCGCGCAGCTACGTCAGCCGCGCGCTCTCCACCGGCAGCAGCGCCTACGAGGTCGTGCCACAGACCTTCATCGGCCGCGTGCTCGACCTCGAATCCGACGTGGATTGCCCGGCCACCGGCGGCCGCGTCGCCCGCGCCGAATGCCGCAAGGCGCTCGCCGCCGCCCCCACCCACAACCCGCTCGCCATGCGCATCTGGCGCGAGTGCCAGACCTGCGCCATCAAGCCATGCCAGGAGGCCAAGCCATGAATCTGACGAAAGAGGAGCGCGCCGCGCTCAACGCCCTGGCGCTACGCGGCCAGCTCAACGCCGCCCGCTGCATCGAGCGCCTCATGATGGACGGCGAGACCGTCCTCAGCGTCACCATCGCCGGCACCGGCGTGCGCGTCGAAATCGTCCAGCCCACGCCGAAGAGCCCCCTGTGGAGCGATGCCGGCACCTACCGCACCACCCAGGCCGAGGTCACCCTGGTCGCCGTGCGCTTCGGCTGCCAGATCCGCTGGACCATCACCCGAGCCGAGGCCGAGCTGATGCGCATCGCCGAGTTCGCCCGGAGGGTGCACTGATGAACGCCCCGGAGCGCAAGGTGCTCGACCCCGCCCCGCCGCAGTTCCTCATGCGCCAGCAGCCGGCGCGCTTCGGCTGGTGGTCGGACCGCTCGCTGATGATCGTCAAGGGCGAGGAAACCATGACCCTCGACGCCGACGACATGCGTGCCCTGGCGCGCTTCGTCGAGGGCTGCAACCTGGAGGGCCAGGTATGACCCCCCACAACAAGCGGGCCATCCGCCACGACCTGCACGCCCTGCGCGCGGCGGGCACCACCATCCGCGACCTTTGCCAGCTCACCGGCCTGTCCCACACCGCCGTCCACAAGCGCCTCACCGCGAAGCCGGCCACCGCTATCAAGCCGCACCGGCGCAAGGGCACCACCCAGCGCCCCTGCATGTGCTGCGGCAAGCCCTTCCTGTCCGAAGGCACCCACAACCGCCTGTGCCAGGGCTGCCGCCGCCTTGGCTCCTCGCCCTACGACACCCCCGCCATCGTGCGCTACCGCTAGCCAGGAGCCCGCCATGCACGCCGCCCGCCTCGAACAGTCCGACCGCCTGCAACGCGTCGCCCAGTTGCTCGCCGACGGGCGCGAGTACAGCACCCTGGACATCGTTGCCGGCGCCCGCGTCTGCGCCGTCAACAGCGCGATCGCAGAATTGCGCGCCAACGGTTTCGACATCGCCTGCCGCCGCGACGGCGCCCTATGGTTCTACCGCCTCACCAACCCCACCAACCCACCCACCGGAGAACCCGCATGACCACACTCGCCGACATCGAAGCCCGCGCCAAGAAATACGCCGAAGCGCGCGAACGCGTCGCCGCCATCATCACAGACCTCAACGACGGCATCGAGGCGCTCAAGCGCACCGAGCTGCCGCGCATCAAGAAGGCCATTGCTGCCGCTGCCGAGCACCACGACGCCCTCAAGGATCTGATCGAGGCCGCCCCGGAGTTATTCCAAAAGCCCAAGACCGTCACCTTCCACGGCCTGCGCCTGGGCTACATGAAGGGAAAGGGCGGCATCGTCTGGGACGATGGTGACGCCGTTGTGGCCGCGATACAGAAATACCTGCCAGACCAGGCCGAGGCGCTGATCCGCTGGACGGGGAAGCCGCTCAAAGAAGCCATCAACCAGCTCGACGTCGCCGCGCTCAAAAAGATCGGCTGCCGTGTGGTCGATACCGGCGAGCAGGTTTTCATCAGGCCGGTGGACAGCGCTGTCGACAAGATGGTCGACGCACTGCTGCGTGATGCGACCGAAGAGGTGCCGGCGTGATCTCGCTGTTCGTTGCATGGTGCGCCGTCAGCGCCATCATCGGGCCACTGGTCGGCGCCTGCATTCGCTACGGCATGGAAGAAGCTACCTGATCCACTGAGATTGACGCCATGCCCATCCGCCCCGAAAACCGCTCGCGCTACCCGGCCAACTGGCCCGAGATCAGGGAGCGCATCCGCGCCCGCTCCGGGAACCGCTGCGAGTGGTGCGGTGTGCCGAACGGAACTGTCGGCTATCGCCAAGCGGATGGGGAGTTCGTCTTTATGCCTCGCGCACTGCGAGAGGCCGGCTACAAGGCTGGAGACGCCGTGGCCTGCAATGACGGCTCCAGCTTGAAGATCATCCGCATCGTCCTGACCGTGGCCCACGTTCATGACCACAGGCCGGAAGCCTGCGACGACGACAACCTGGCGCACCTGTGCCAGCGCTGCCACCTCCGGCATGACGTCGACCACCACAAGCAAACCGCCTATGCCACGCGCCGTGCGCGCCTGGCCGTTGGCGATCTATTCGAGACCGCTTCAATACCACCACAGTAACGCCCACCACCTCTATGGAGATCGTCATGAGCAAAGAACAGTGGATCAAGGAAAACCTCGCGGCCGGCGAAGAGTACGCCGGCATCATCATCGGCAAGAACGGCGATCAGGATTACCACCTGATCCTCCTGCCTGGCGAGATCGAGCGCGCCACCTGGAACAAGGCGATGGATTGGGCCAAGTCCGGCATCGGCCAACTGCCGACCCGACGCGAGCAGTCGCTGCTGTTCGCCAACCTTCGCGAGCACTTCAAGGCCGCTTGGTACTGGTCGAGCGAGCAGCTCGCCTCCGCCGCTGGCTTTGCCTGGCTTCAGTACTTCGGCCACGGCTACCAGGACTACGACCACAAGAGCTACGAGTGCCGCGCTCGCGCCGTCCGCAGATTGCCCATTCAGTAATTCGTCCATTCATCCATTTCAGGAGCTACCGCAATGACCGTTACCCTCGAAGCCATAAAGAACGAACAGTCGAAGCTTGCCGCGATGATCGCGGCCTTCGAGCAGCAGCCGTCCTTTCCGATCAGCGTCCCGTTCCCGTCTCTCAACGAGGGCGAGAAATTCGTCGGCGTGATCATCAGCGCCGATGGCAGTCGCCGGCATTATCTGATCCTGCTGCCCGGCGAGAAGAAGGGCGCGAAGTGGCAGCAGGCGATGGAATGGGCGCAGTCCCTCGGCGGCGAGCTGCCCGACCGCGTCGAGTCGGCGCTGCTGTTCGCCACCATGAAGGCTGTGTTCGCGCCGGAGTGGTACTGGACGCGCGAGCAGCTCGCCTCCGACGCTGGCTTTGCCTGGGGTCAGGGCTTCCACGACGGCTACCAGCACTACGACCACAAGAGCTACGAGGGCCGCGCTCGCGCCGTCCGCAGATTAGCCATTCAGTAATTCAGTAATTCGATTTACATCAGCATGGCTCTCCACACCGAACTGCCGATCTACAAGGTCGCCTACGACCTGTTCGACGTCAGCACGGATCTCGCCAAGAACATGCCGCGCGACTTCAAGGCGAGCATCGGCGGCAAGCTCCGTGACGAATGCGTCGGCATCGTGACGCTGATCTTTCGGGCCAACGTCGCGCAGGACAAGACGCCGCACCTGGACAAGCTCATCGAGCGCGTCCAGGTGATCGAGCTGATGCTTCGCCTGTCCTGCGACAAACGCCTGATATCGAGAGGCCAGTACGCCAAGGCCATCGAGCTGACGCGTAGCGTCAGCCGGCAGGCCGGTGGATGGCGCCGTTCCGCACGTTCGCCTGCTTCATGATGGTCAAGGCCGCCATGACTGAGCGATTCTTTAATCTGGTCGTGCCGCTGGGCCACAAGCCCACCGCCATGCGCACCACGGAAACCGCCGGCAGCAGCCGGGCCGCGTCCGGCGCAGTTTCCCCGCTGATCGGCCCATTGACGCCAATGAGCCTTCGGCGGGGCGACGTGGATAGCACGAATGGACGCAGCTCGCCTCCGACGCTGGCTTTGCCTGGAATCAGAACTTCAACAACGGCAACCAGAACAACAACCACAAGAGCTACGAGGGCCGCGCTCGCGCCGTCCGCAGATCAAGCCGCGCGCCACCATGCTGATCTTTCTTTCGCCGAGCTGGTCGACGCCTACTTCGACTGCCGGCGCAACAAGCGCAACAGCGGGGCCGCGCTCGCCTTCGAGCAGCGCCTGGAGCCCAACCTGGACCGCCTTTACCGCGAGCTGGCCGACGGCACCTACCGGCCCGGCCACTCGATTTGTTTCATCGTCACCCGGCCCAAACCCCGCGAAGTCTGGGCGGCGGACTTCCGCGACAGGATTGTTCATCACCTGCTCTACAACCGCATTGCGCCGCGCTTTCATGCCGCGTTCGTGGCGGATAGCTGCGCCTGCATCCCCGGCCGGGGAACCCTCTACGCCGCGCGGCGCCTGGAGGCCAAGGCGCGCAGCATCACCCAGAACTGGAGCCGGCCGGCCTGGTTCCTGAAGCTGGATCTTGCCAACTTCTTCGTCTCCATTGACAAGCGAATCCTGCGCGAGCAGCTCGCCGCGCGCGTTACTGAGCCCTGGTGGATGCGCTTAGCTGAGACCATTCTGTTTCACGACCCGCGCCAGGACTTCGAGCTGCGCGGCTCGCCGGCCGAGGTCGAGCTGGTGCCGCCGCATAAGCGCCTGGCCAGCCAGCCTGCCCACCTGGGCCTGCCCATCGGCAACCTCAGCAGCCAGTTTTTTGCCAATGTGCACCTCGATGCGCTCGACCAGTTCGTCAAGCATCGCGTCGGTGCCCGGCACTACATCCGCTACGTCGACGACTTCGTGTTGCTGCACGAGTCGCCGCAGTGGCTCAACGATGCCAAGGCCAAGATCGCGTCGTTCCTCGCAGATCGCCTGCGCCAGCGCCTCAACCCGGCCAAGACCATTCTGCAACCAGTTGAGCGCGGCATCGACTTCGTCGGCCATGTCCTGAAGCCGTGGCACCGGGCAACCCGTCTCCGCACGGTGCGGGAAGCGCTGCGCCGGGTCGCTGTAACGCCGGATGAGGATTTTCTCGCCGTTGCCAACAGCTACTTCGGCTTGTTGCGCCAGGCGCAGCATAGCCACCACGACCGCGCGCTTCTGGCCAACGTCGTTCGCCGTCGTGAGCGCTGCGTCAAGGGCGATCTCACCAAGACATATCGGAGGTCATGATGCCCGCCACCCGCAACCAACTGCTCGCCCGCCTGCACTGCATCAAGAAGGAACAGGGCTGGGACGACGAGACCTACCGCGACATCCTGTACGCGCGCACCGGCAAGCGTTCTGCCGCCGATCTCGAAGGCGGCGCGCTGGCCCGCCTGGTCGCCCAGCTCGGCGAGCAGAAGCCCAAGGGCAGCTTCAAACGCGACAACGAGTGGGCTTTCATTGATCGCGCCGCCGAAGACAACCGGCCGCTGCTGCGCAAGATATGCGCGGTCTGCCGCTCGATGAAGACCGGCAAGGCATACGCCGAGGGCGTGGCCCGCCGCCAGCATGGTGTCGAACGGCGCCTGGAGATGATGAGTGCCGGGGAGCTGTGGATTCTCGCCGGCGCTCTGGAGCGCACGCGCAAGTTCAAGGCAAAGGATGCTCCGCCGCCAGACGGTGGCATAGCTGAAAACGGGAGACCACTCTGATGGACGCTGCCCCCCAGCTCATTGCCGATCTGGCCGACAAGGTCGCGGCAGCCGTCGCCAGGCGCGGCCTCGAGGCAGAGGCCGCCGCGCAGATCGGCATCGAGGTCGCCGACCAGATGCGCGCAGACTGGGGTGGACAAGCGATCTACTTCGCCAAGGGCACGGCCATTGACATCAGTCGCCGCGATCTGGAAATCTGGGAGAAGTTCAACGGCAAGAACCACGCCGAACTGGCGCGGGAGTATGATTTATCGGTCATTCACATTTATCGCCGCATGAAGTCCGTCGGCGATGCCATGCGCGCGAAGCGTCAGGGCGCCTTGTTTCAGGAGGAATCATGAAACGGATTACTGCAATTCTGGTCGGCGTGATCCTGTCAACGTCGGCGCTCGCCGTGTGCGAGGGTGTTACCCCGGAAAAGGACGGCATTTCATGCGCGGTAGCGCAGACGGACAGCGGCCGCGTGCTACAAATCCAAGTGCATGCCCGGAAGGGTGACTCCGAAGCCCGCGTGGGCGCCGCCAAGGCCGCCACAGCGCGCGCCATCGAGAGCTTCATCAGCGAGGGCGGCATCTTCATCAAGATGCGCTCCACGCGCCCGGACGGCGTGGCGATCGAGCGCACCTGCTCGAAGGTCAAGGGCAGGAAGACCGAGCACTGCGGCGAGTGGTCGCCGGTAAAGGGGTAGCGTTGATTCTTCGGTCAGCCGCCATGCTGGCACTCGTCGCAGCCTTGGTGGCTTGCGGCGGCGGCGAGCGCGAGCTGGTGTTCAAATTCGGCAGTGGACTGGCGGACAGCGAAGTCAGGGAACTGGCGAGCGCAGCGCGCTCCCTGGTGGCGGCCTGTCCCGGTATGGCCAGGTATTGGGGAGACCTGGTGCAGAACGGTGAGACCCGCTTCGCGCCGGCTAACTTGAGCGACGAACGTGATCGCGGCTGGAAGAAGGTCGTGCGTATCGAACTTTCCGTCTCCGAGAGACCCCAGGTCATTCCTCCGGCCTACAAGGCCGCCGGCCATCGCTGCTACTATGATGTCGGCCTCGAACAGCCGGCCGGCGTCAGTATCGCGAAAGCGCCCTGCGTCGCGATCTGCCTCGATAAGCAATCGCCCGCCCCCTTCGCATTTGTTTCTAACCCCGGTTAATAGAGCCGACTGACGTGCGCGCGCGAAACTGGCGCGCATGCAACCCACTCCGCACACCTGCGGCGCCTGCCGCAGCCTTGAATCCTCGTCGCTAGCCGGCTACGGCTATTGCCGCGCCGGCCGGACGGTGGAGGAGCGCGCCCGCTTCCTGCCGCGCTCCGGGGCTTGCGTCTTCAACCCACCCCGTTACCAGGAGGCCGCCCATGCGCCTGCCCCGTCTCGCTGACTGGGTGGCGATCGCCGCCGCGCTCACGCTGGCGATCGCCCTGATCGCCCCGCAGCAGCTCCCCGTCACGCTCTACAAGCTCTCCCTGGTCAGCCTGGCCGCCGCCGTCGGCTACTGGATCGACCGCAGCCTGTTCCCCTATGCCCGCCCGGATGACCTGGCCCTGGCGCCGGGCATCGAGACCGCCGCCGCCTACCTGCGCCGAGCCATCATCGTCGGCGCGTGCATCATTGGAGTGAGCCTCGGTGCGTGACTGGGAGCCCTCCTGGCCGACGGCGCTCATCGTCTGGGCGCTTCTCGCGCTGGCGCTCTGGAGTTCGGGTGCCTTCGCCGCCGACCTGCAGCCCGTGCCACGCCAGGCGCTCAAGTATCGCGCCGACCTGGTGCGCTCCGCGCGTCTGGCGTGGGGGCTGAAAGCGCCGGTCGCCGTGATGGCGGCGCAAGTGCATCAAGAGTCCGCCTGGCGGCCGGATGCGCAATCGCCATACGCGCACGGCCTTGCGCAGTTCACGCCGGCGACGGCGGACTGGATCGGTGGCATCGATCCGGCCCTCAAGGGTGCGGATACCGGGAACCCCGTCTGGGCCTTGCGCGCCCTGGCGCGTTACGACAAGTGGCTGCACGACAGGATCGCGCCGGCCAATAACGCCTGCGACCGCTGGTGGGGCGCGCTACGCGGCTACAACGGCGGGCTGGGACACTGGCTCAAAGAGGCACGCCTGGCCGCACCCTCTACGGACAGAGGCGCGATCGATGCGCAGTGCGGCCAGGCGACCCGGCATGTCTCGCACTGCCGGGAAAACCTCGCCTATCCCCGCCTGATCCTGTTGAGGCAACCGCTCTACGCGAGCTGGGGGCTGGGAGTGGAATGCCCATGAACGCACTGTTCGGCCTGCTCAGAATCGTTTCGCCCTACCTGCTCTGCGCGGGCCTGGGCTTCGGTGTCGCCTGGTCATGGCAAGGCAGCCGGGGCGAAGCCCGCGTGCTGGCCATCGAGAACAAGCACCAGCAGGATCTGCTCGACCAGGCCGATGCCTGGCGCAAGGAAGTCGAGCGCCGCCAGGCGCTGGCCGACGACATCGACCGCAAGGCTGCCGCCCGCGATCGCGAACTCACAACCAAGCTCCAGGAGACACAACATGCGCTCAAAACTGCCACTCGCGGCCGCCCTTGCCTCGGCGGCACTGCTCTCCGCGTGCTCGACCAAGCCACCGGTCTGCGACCGCCAGAATCTGCCGGCGCGTTACACGGAGGATCTGCCGCTGCTGCCGCCGATCCCGAGGACGAAGAAGCAACAGACACCGACGTTGCCGGCTGGATCGCCGTCGCCGGCGACTACTACGAACGCTGCCGCGCCCGTATCCGCGACATCCGAGAGTACGAGGCCGGGCGGTGACTGACATCTTCGACCGCGCCACCGAGCGCGAGGAAGAATTCCGCGAGGACGCGCTGCAAGCTCAGGCGCGCCGATCCGGAATGACTGGGAAAACATGGCGCGATTCCGCCCAGGAGTGCGGTGTCTGCGGCGAGGGCATCCCATTGAAGCGCCGCAAGGCCGTGCCCGGCGTGCAGACCTGCGTTCATTGCCAGGCAGACCTGGAGAAAGGCTTGTTGTCGTGACGGTTCAGCTCGAAATCTGGCACCTGGTGCTGCTGCTGGTCTTCTTCTTCGGCGCCGTCGGCGCTTTCGCCAGGGTGCTTGGCGCCCAGATCGACAAGCGGCTTGACGAAAAATTTCAAGCTCAGGAGACAGCCAGGGAGGCCGGCGCCAAGTCGCTGCGCGAGCATATCGACCGATACATCGCCCTGGGAGACCGCACGGCCAGCCAGGTGACCAACCTGGAGCGGGACTTTCTGAAGTGGCAGGCCGACCTGCCGGTGCATTACGTCCGCCGAGAAGACTACGTGCGCGGGCAAACGGTGATCGAGGCCAAGCTCGACGCCCTCTACAACAAGCTCGAAGTGGTGCAGATGAAGGGAGCCGGACATGGTTGATATGCAAAAGGTGCGCCGCGAGGACATCCGCTGGCAGATCCTGCTGACGCTCAACAACGCCAGGCCCATCGGCGCCTACGAGGAGCTGGTGATGACGGTGATCCGCAGCACCTACCCGGACGCCACGCCGCTGGAGCTGCGCCGCGAACTGGATTACCTCGCCGACCGCAAGCTGGTCGAGCTGCGCAAGGAACCCTCGGGCCGCTGGTTTGCCGACCTGACGCGCTACGGCGTCGATGTCGCCGAATACACGGTCGAGTGCGATCCCGGCATCGCCCGTCCCGTGAAGTATTGGGGCTGAGATGATGCCCCCCCACGCTCACATTCGTTCGCTGCCCCCCGAGGGGGCTCATGCCCCCCTTGGGGCGGCCCGGCTGGAGGCATGATGGCCAAGCGATCGAAGATATCGACGCTGCCGGCCGAGGTGCGCGCCTGGCTGGACAAGGCGCTGGCCGAGGGCAACTTCTCGGGCTACGAGCAGCTGGAGAAGCTGCTCACCGACAAGGGCTTCACCATCGGCAAGAGCAGCATCCACCGCTACGGCCAGCAGCTGGAACAGAAGCTGGCTGCCGTGAAGGCCAGCACCGAGGCTGCCCGCGCCATCGCCGAGTCGGCGCCGGACGATGCCGACCTGCGCAGTGCGGCCGTGATGAGCCTGGTGCAGACCGACCTGTTCAACACCATGATCGCGCTCCAGGAGGCCCAGCTCGCCGATCCGGTCGACCGCATCAAGCTCCTGGCCAAGGCCGCCGAGCCGATCGCCAAGCTCTCCCGCGCCGCCGTCAATCAGAAGAAGTGGGAGTCCGAGGTCAAGGCCAAGATCGAGGCCGCCGCCGATGCCGCCGAGCGCATTGCCCGCAAGGGGGGGCTGTCGGCTGCGTCCGTGGATGAAATACGCCGCAGCATTCTCGGGATCGCGACGTGACAGCAATGGCCCCCCACGCTCGCAAACCCGGCTCGCTGCCCCCCACTGGGGGGCGCGCTTCCCTTGGGGCGGCCCAGCGGGAAGCGAATCCGCTCGAATCCACCCTCTCCCGCGAGGCGGCCAGTAACGCGCCGCCTCCGGTGCTTTTAGGCTATCAGCAGCGCTGGGTGGCCGATCAGTCGCCGCTCAAGCTGGCCGAGAAGAGCCGCCGGATCGGCCTCACCTGGGGCGAGGCTGCCGACGACGTGCTGATCGCCTCCGGCAGCGATGGCTCCAATGTCTTCTACATCAGCGCCACGCAGGACATGGCCCTGGAATACATCGAGGCGTGCGCCATGTGGGCGCGGGCCTTCGACCTGGCCGCCGGCGAGATCGAGGAGGGCATCTTCCACGACGACGGCGACAAGGAAATCAAGCTCTACAAGATCGACTTCCCGAAGACCGGCAAGCGCATTGTGGCGCTCTCCAGCCGGCCCGCCAACCTGCGCGGCAAGCAGGGCGTGGTGGTAATCGACGAGGCGGCCTTCGCGCCCGACCTGGTCGGCCTCATCAAGGCCGCGATGGCCATGCTCATGTGGGGCGACAAGGTCAGGATCATCAGCACCCACAACGGCGACGACAACCCCTTCAACGAGCTGATCAACGAGATCCGCGCCGGCAAGCGCAAGGGCACGGTGCATCGCATCACCTTCAGCGACGCGGTGGCGGACGGCCTCTATCGGCGCGTCTGCCTGCGCAAGGGCATCGACTGGAGCAAGGAATCCGAAGAGGCGTGGGTTGCCGACGTGCGCAACTTCTACGGCGACGATTCGGCCGAGGAACTGGACGCGATCCCGGCGCGCGGCGGCGGTACCTACCTGCCGCTGGCGCTGATCGATGCCCGCATGGTGCCCGAGGTGCCGATCGTGCGCGAACGCTGGACGGTCGAATTCGGCCTGCTGCCCGAGCCGATCCGATCCGCCGAGGTGGCCGCCTGGTGCGAAGAGCACCTGGGGCCGGTACTGGCGCAGCTCGACCGCGAGCGCCGCCACGGCTTCGGCTTCGACTTCGCCCGCGTGGGTGACCTGTCGATCCTCACCGCCCTGGAAGAAGGCCGGGATGTGGTGCAGCGCCCGCGCCTGGTGATCGAGCTGGGCAACTGCCCGTTCAGCCAGCAGCGCCAGATCCTCGCCTATGTCGTCTCGCGCCTGCCGCGCTTCTTCTCCGGTGCGCTGGATGCCGGCGGCAACGGCGCCGAGCTGGCCGAGTACGCCGCCGACCAGTGGGGGCACGGCCGCATCGAGCAGATCAAGCTCTCGGATGCCTTCTACCTGGAACAGATGCCCAAGTTCAAGGCCGCCCTGGAAGACGCCACGCTCGACGAGCTGCCGCGCGACGACCAGTGCCGCGACGACCTGCGCGCCATCAAGAAGATCAACGGCGTGCCCAAGCTGGGCAAGGCCAAGACCCAGACCGCCGACGGCAGGAAGGTGCAGCGCCACGGCGACTTCGCCATTTCCCTGTTTCTCGGCCACTACGCCATGACGCGCGAGCGCGAGCCGGGCCGCTGCGACGGCTATGTGCCGATGCCGCGCCGCCCATCGTACTCGGGCGGCACCCCCGGCCAGGATGGCCACGACGATGACTACGGCGGCAGCAGCCGCAGGATGGTGTGACCATGCCCAAGATTCTCGACCAGCACGGCAACCCGATCGACACCGGGGCGCTCAAGGAACCGCAGACCAGCCGCATTACCCAGCTGGAAAACCAGTACCTCACGCCCATGCTCGCCGGCCTCACGCCGAGCCGGCTCTCGTCCATCCTCAAGCAGGCCGACGACGGCGACCTGACCGCCCAGCACCGCCTCTTCGCCGACATGGAAGAGCGCGACGCGCACCTGCTCTGCGAGATCGGCAAGCGCAAGCTGGCCGTGATGGATCTCGACTGGGACATCGTGCCGCCCCGCAACGCCACGGCCGCCGAGAAGGCGAACGCCGAGTGGCTCAAGGAAGTGCTGACCGACGCCGTCGATCCGTTCGAGGATCTGCTGCTGGCCCTCATGGATGGCGTCGGTCACGGCTTCGCGGCAGTCGAGCTGGAATGGCGGCGCGAGGGGGCCGAGTGGCTTCCGGCCTTCCATCCCCGACCGCAGGAATGGTTCCAGCTCGACAGGTTCCGCAGGGAATTGCGCCTGATCGATGCCAGCGCCGACGGCGCCGCCATGCAGCCCTTCGGCTGGGTGCTGCACACGCACGGCAAGGCCAAGACCGGCTACCTCGGCCGCATGGGCCTGCACCGCGCCCTGGTCTGGCCCTTCCTCTATAAGGCGTACAGCTTGGGCGACTTCGCCGAGTTCCTCGAAACCTACGGCCTGCCCATCGTGCTGGGTAAGTACTACCAGGGCGCCAGCAAGGATGAAAAGGCGAGCCTGATGCGCGCCGTTACCGCGCTCGGCCACGACGCCCGCGCAATCATGCCGGCCGACATGGCCATCGAGATCGAGAAGGTCTCGGCCGACGGCAGCGGCACCCCGCACCTGGCGATGATCGACTGGGCCGACCGGGCGCAGTCGAAGGCCGTCCTCGGCCAGACGACATCGAGCGAGGCGCGCGCCACCGGCCTTGGCTCCGGCGTGGCCAACGTACACAACGAGGTGCGCCAGGATATCCGCAACGCCGACGCCCGGCAGATCGCCGGCACCGCCACCCGCGACGTGCTTTACCCGCTGCTGGCGCTCAACCGGGGCGGCGTTGACAGCCTGTCGCGCTGCCCGCGCCTGGTGTTCGACACCGGCGAGCCGGAAGACCTGGTCGCTTTGGCCGACGGCGTGGATAAGCTTGTCAAGGCCGGCATGCGCACCATCCCGGTCAAGTGGGTGCATGAAAAGGGGCGCATCCCGGAACCTGCCGAGGGCGAGGAAACCCTGGGCGCTACGCCGGATGTAGCGCCTGACAAGGCCAAGGCGGCCCTGGCCGCGATGCGGGCGGGCACCTCCCCGACCGATGAATTCGATCACCTG